GCTTGTGCAGCAGAGGACCTTGCTACTTATCTACGTGAATACAAGGAGTGTACTGATTATGAGGTAGCTCGCAAAATGCGAATGGAAGCTCTTGTTAAATTTATGGCTCTACGTTCCATAGCAGCCAAAGGCAAGGTAAAACAGGCTATCGACTTCTGCCGAACGTTTCTTGCAAATGGAAAGCCTCTTATCCTGTTCTGCTCTCTGCATGAGATTGTAGATGAATTGAAAAAAGCATTTCCAAAGGCGGTTACAGTTACAGGTCGTGATAGCATGATGATGAAACAGGCTGCCGTTGATGCCTTCCAATCAGGACAAGCACAGCTAATCATCTGTTCTATCAAAGCTGCAGGTGTCGGTCTTACGCTTACAGCCTCATCTAACGTGGCGTTTTGTGAGTTTCCCTGGACCTATTCTGACTGTTGTCAATGTGAAGACCGTGCGCATCGTATCGGACAGAAAGATAATGTTACATGCTATTATCTCATTGGTCGTGGAACCATTGACCATACTCTCTATAACATCATACAGAATAAACGGTCTGTAGCTAATCAGATAATGGCATCCACAGATGATATTCCAACGGATAAGATGTATTTCGACCAACTTACGGATATGTTTCTTAACCCCTGTTACAATGGAGAAACCTAAAAAATATGAGTTCTGCAAGACAGATATTAAAAACATCATCTTTGAGCTGGAAAAAGCAGATGGACTGTATGCGAATATAAAAACTCTATCAGCCTCAAGCAGGCGATATTCTATAAATAAGTTATTAACAAAACTCAAATCAAAATTGAAATGAACAAGAACATGTTAGCAAAAGAGGTAGCTGTATCTGAAAAGGTTACGCTATCAACAGCATTCAAGACCGTAGACGGTGTATTACGTGTCATTGCTGAGACACTCGCCAAGGGCGAAAGTATTCAACTTCGTGGCTTCGGCTCTTTCGTTGTCGTTAATAAGTCTGAACGTAAGGTGAACGACATCAAGACAGGAAAGCCTATCACCGTTCCTGCACACAAATCAGTGCGCTTCAAACCAAGTAAGGAAACCCTAACAAAATTAAACAAGTAAGCTCTATGATGTTATTTGAAGTTGGCGTGCGCATGGAGCGCACTTTAGAAAATGGTGCCCACTCAAAAGTACTCGAACAGTTTGTAGTTGATGCCTTATCTTTCACAGAGGCTGAGGCAAGTACAACAAAAGAAGTTTCTGTTTATGGTACTATGACAGATATAGTAACTATCAAACGCTCACGCTGTACAGAGCTAATCGGAGATGGCAGCAAGGAGAAGTGGTTTAAGGCAAAGGTGAATTATATCACCCTTAACGAGAAAACAGGTAAGGAGAAGAAAACTCCATTCTACTATTTCGTCAATGCTGATACTATCGCAGATGCTAAGAATGCCATTGATGTTTTCTTCGTAGGAACAATGATTGACTATAGCATTGCCACCCTCGATGAAACTAAGGTCTTAGATGTGTTCCGACATGATTTGAACGCTGGCAATGAAGATTGACGAATATAAGAAACTCTCTCGTGGGGCTTGCAATAAATACGGTGCAAAGCGTGTCGGTAAACATGCTTCGAAAAAAGAGCATTACCGCTCTGCTACCTTGCAGATGATGCAGCGTGCTGGTATTATTGCAAACCTGCGAGAGCAGGTAAAGTATGAACTTATACCAGCCCAGTATGGTGAATGTGGGAAAGATTTCAAAGGACGAACTACTCGTGTACTCCTTGAACGTGCCTGTTCATACATCGCAGACTTCGTCTATATTGATTGCAGTACAGGACAGACAATAGTCGAAGATACAAAAGGTATGAGGACAAAAGAGTACCTAATCAAGCGTAAGCTCATGCTTTCTGTGCATGGCATACGTATAAAGGAAGTTTAGCATGGAGGAAATAAAAAGAGACAGTTTTATTGTCTATCGCTCCTATTGGGAGGGATTGAAACTCATGGATAAGGATGTGCAGTGCGAGGTGTATAATGCAATCATGGAATACGGCTTTACTGGTAACGTTCCTGATTTGTCCCCAACAGCTGAGGGGATATTCATTCTAATGAAGCCTAATATAGATGGCAGCCTTACACGATACAAGAATGGCAGAAAAGGCGGCAATATCTCTGCGTCAAAGCGAACTGTAAGCAAGGTGAATACTAAACAGATGACCTATGACGATGAGATAAAGGAAATGCTGGAGAACAAACAGTGGAATGAGCCTGTATGTATGCAGCTGAAAATTAACAGCGAAGAATTTAAGCAACGCATTAGTGAGTTCTCAACCCACTTGAAATGTACAATGGATGGTGTGGGACATGACAGTATCGGTGATGCGCACCGACATTTTATATCGTGGATGCACAAAAAGTATCCGCCTCAAACAACATCTGAAGAACCATCACAGCCCGACTATACTTATAATGGTGGATTCGGAGGACAAGATGTATAACATAAAAGAATAAATAACTATGAACGAATATCCTAAGACCCTTGCTGATGCACTCGCAATGTATCACAAGAAACCTACTGGTAATGTTGACTGGGACCAAGCAGTCCTGGCCTCATGTAGAAACAAAGAAAAGTCATCTTCAACTTGGTTGGAGCTGCATGATGTAGCATTGAAAGTGCATTATGATATTGAAAAGGCACGCCTCTCATCATTTGATTTACAAGACGAGGGCACATACAAAGCACATGCTAAACTGCTGCTCTATATAGCTAATAACGTCGTGCTTGCACGACAACGTCGCCAATTCGTAATTGATGATAATAATCGTAGTGTAATACGTTTCCTACTCTACTATTTCAATGGTTGTCCGCTTGCAGAAGAAGTATTCCCTGGTCGTGGATACAAACTACACAAGAATATAATGCTGCAAGGTGGTGTTGGTGTCGGCAAGACAATGCTCATGCAAGTATTTTCTGAATATCTCATGCGTATACGCTCACCTCGTTTCTTTTATAACTTATCTGTTACGCAGATGGTCAATTACTATACACTTCATAATAACCTTGACCGATTTACTTTTAATGAAGAGGAAAACAAGGGCTTCCAATGTACGCCTGTAAACATCTGTCTTAATGACATAGGCATACAGGATAAGACATTCTTCGGTATGGACACTGGCTTGCTTACTGATGAGTTCCTCCATGCTCGCAATGAGATTTGGACACAATATGGTAAGTGTGCTCATCTGACTACCAATCTTGATGACAAAGCCTTGCGCAAACGTTTCGAACGTAACGATGGCTTTGGCAGATTAGTAGACAGATTTAAGACCTACAATATTATTCCCATGGGCGGTGTCAGTCGAAGGTAACAATAAAAAATAACCATGCGAACCGACAATATCAACGCAGACTATGCCTATTGCAGGGGCGTGGCCTGTGAGTTAAGAAGCAACTGCAAACGGTATCTACCAAACCCTCCCGATGCTTATATGTGGTGGGTGCAAGAGAAATACCAAGAGGAAACAGGGATATGCCCTTATTTCGAGGAGAATTATAAAGATTAACTAAACCAAAAATCAATATGACAGAAAGAATTTATCAGCTAAGAGAGTCTGAATATAATGAGTTGTATGAAAAAGCTAAGCTCAATGATAAAGAAATAAAAGAGTTTGCAGAGAAATATTACCAAGAACGTGGTGTGTTCAAAATTACCATTGAAAGCTCTATTAAATTGAAGAATGGAGACGCTTATCAAGGTAGTAGAGCAACTTTTGATGTAAATTCTTATTGCTTTGAGTATGGTTTATGTCGACAAGATAGTTTCACTCCTCTTCTATCTGAAAACGACAGACGGAGAGTCAACCAAATGGTTACGAAGATATGTAAAGATACCTTCAAAGAATACTACGGAGATGTGATTAAGTGCAGAAACAAAATTAGCAAAATGTTATCAACGTTACAATACTTTAAGGGTATCCTCTACATGATAGCGTTTAGCGGATGGGGAGTTGCTACCGCAGTTATTTTGTATCATTTTTTATTCAGTAAGTAACATGGACAGAGAAATATTATATAGAGGGATAAATTTTCAGAAAGAATGGGTTTACGGAGACCTTTTCCATTCATACGCAAATGATGATATAGCTATTGCCTACTATAGAGAAGGCTGTAAGACACCTACGTTTGATGCTATCTTTCCTGAAAGCTTTGGGCAGTATACAGGACTGACAGATAAAAATGGGGTTAAAATATTTGAGGGAGATATAATTTCTCTTGGAGACCCAAATATTAAATATCTAACAATGTGGTACAATGCAGGATTTGCCGCAAAGCAGATTGGCGCAAGTAGCTACATAGGCCTAACCTATTGGGCAAGCGATATAGAAGTATTGGGCAACGTAATAGATAATCCTGAACTTATAAAGTAAGTGTATGAAGAAGATTCTTTTTAATGATAAGTATTGCCTAACGCAGGCAGTGCTTAATGGAGAAAAGACAATGACAAGGCGAGTACTGAGAGATAATGTACCACTTGGCAATTGGGATGAAACTATAAAGCACCTGCCTTATAAGGTCGGTGATATTATTGCGATTGCGCAGCCATACAAGGATATTATCGAAAGCCTGCCGATGTACAGCAATGCTATACTTGACGAAGTGGGTATGTCACGCAAGGAGTTTAAGGCAGGCTGGACTAATAAAATGTTCGTTAGGGCAGACTTAATGCCCCACCATATCAGAATTACAGATGTTAAGGTGGAACGATTGCAAGATATTTCAAAAGAAGATTGCCTTAAGGAAGGTATAATATTTCTTGAATCATCATCAAT